AGTAGATGGTCAGGCACCCATCCGGCCTCAATGAATGAGGTCGAACCCTTGTACGCTCTCAGCGAACGCGGCATATCATACCGCCAGGCTGAATTCCAGAACATGGATAGAGCGCTATCTCCGTCGACTTCTCGGTATCGTACTTTCGTACGTACTCGTTTGAAGTAGTATTCGTAGCGGTGTAGGGACTTGTGCCATCTCATTTTTAGATGATCAAGCCTTGCCCCACTAAACGACCACAAACCGACGGACGAACCACGTGGAGTCGCACGTCCTGATTCCTCTTCAGGTTTCAGGGCGGCTACGGGCTGGGCCCTCAAAAAGGGCTTCAGCTTGGTATCCAGCCGTTCCGCATACTTCCAGTACCCCTTTGCAAAAAGGAGATTGGCGGTGTCACGGACAGCTTCCACTGTGGTTGCTGCATGCGGTTGATAATGTTTGGACTTGACAGGAGTCACATCGTGGCCCTTGAACGCGTCCATGCCGCAGGATTCTCGGAAGAAACCTTTCGAAAAACTTTTCGATCGGTTAACTTTTAATCCAAGAGTCTCTAAGGCATTAACAACCGAAACATACCCATCGTTCGGCACAATAATATCGTCGCCGAACACTCTCACCTTCCCTCTCATCGCAAGAATATCGCGACGAGATTCACACCCCAAGGCAGCCAAGGCTACCGTAAGGAAGAAGATACTTTGAATCGGGAATGTGAGCGCAGAGCCCATCGCGGCAAACTTCCGAATTCCGATCACGTCACCATGACGACGATCGTGAACGGTAGAAGTTCTGCATGCAATTAGAGCAGACAAGATGGACGCATTTGCGCCAAAAAGTCTTTCTATATGCCAGCAGGCCAAACGATCAGACGCTGACGACAAATCAATCGTCGCCAGTGACCGGTCGATGGATGCCTTCATCACCAACTTTTGCGACAGGGTTTGATCCCTGTGGTTAAAGAAGGCGTGAACGAGACTCCCATTTGCCAGATCGCAGAGAAAGGAAAAGACCTTTTGCTGAATCCATTGATTCGCAATCGGTTCCGAGGCGATAAGCCTCGGTCCTTTCGCTGTCTTCGGGACATAAAAGAGACTCGACATAGCGATAGGGTCAGTAGACCTCTCACGAGGAATACCGGTTGTGTCCTCTTCAATGAAGAGAGACGCCAACTTCTGCGGCCAAGTCGGGAATGACCATTTGATACGATCTTGTGGCATATCCGACACGGCACCAGGACCATGTCTTGCTAGTCCATCGACGGAGGGGATGAATTCTCCGAAGGATGAGACCAGAAGCGCTGCAACAGCGTCAAGTCGTCGACCAAGGACTGCACCTTCGTTTGAAGAGAGCAGCTCGTGATTAACGAACCTAACGCGATGAGCGTAAGCAGACCATGGGTCTTCCCAGTCAAGGGACGGATCCAGGAGGGCGCTTTCGATAGAATAGTATTCTTCAAAAGCAGCATCGATTCTTTCATCGGTGCAATCCTTTGCTAGCTTTTTACAATTGCAAGCAACCTGCCTGATAAAGGCGATCGCGGTTGGATCCGCGTCGTCCATAAGACATAGGTCCTGATCTACAATCAGGCTCCATAGGCCATGCATAAAAGCAGGCCTTCTGTCGCTCCTAGAACGTCTTTTCGAAAGAAAACACGTTTCTTGAGTCGTACCATTCTCTAAGATATCGAGAAGGAACGAATCAATCGTAGGCAAGTCTAATGTCAAAGACATCAAACCTCTTGACTGCAGACAACTAGACAGACGAGCAAGATCTCTCTTGAACTCATCAGCTAGACTTGGGTATGCCATTACGAAGTCCTCGAAAAGGGCCTCGTAATCATGCATGAATGCTTGGATTTCTGAGCTTTTCATGGGTGTCATGGAGATTCCTATCTCTTTCGACACACCAACGCGCCAGCTCGGTAAGCCGTTAGCTACAAGTTAAGACTCGTAGTTAATAAGCTTTCCAGTGAACGCACCTGTGAAAAGCGCTGCAAAACCCACAACGTGGTTCTGCGGCACCGCCGAGGTGTCCGAACGAGGCAGCTCAAAAGTTAGATAACTTTTGTGGCTGATCCCGACGGTCGCCGGCGCGACGGCGTAAAGGTCATGAATGAGCTCGACGTTATGTCGATCTACAGTCTGACCATTACCATTACTGTACGACGAGTGTCGTACGTTCATGGTATAAACGCCGTCCGTTTCACGGAGACGGTACTCAGCTGAGTACTTGTCTTGATTCACTTTAATGAGGGTCTTAGCGACCGCATTAATCGTGACGGTAAGTGTATCACCAAGCATGATCATTTCCTCTCTTCAGTGCTACAGGGTTAAGAATATCTCTTACTCCGCAGCACTATAAGCGAGGCAAGGATACCAAGTTGCTTCATAGACAACAGAGGCAACTTCGCTTCTGGTGTCAACGCTGCAGAAGCAGGGCGACGAACCTTGCTTTCATACAGATGAAGTCCAGGTGAAATGCTAACAGGGTAAGGTCTACCCTCGTATGTATTGATAATGCCTAAGGCATTCCAATACGTAAACTGCCTCACTTGAGGCATTAGCACAATCGTTGTCGGCCGCATACCAATACTATTGGTTTCGGCGGCAGCGATGTCACCTATATTCGAGAACCAGTCGATCAGCCATGACCACGGCATAGCCTCCCAAGCAATAAGGGCGGCGTGTGCTGAGGTAAGACCGATCATCGAATTCCGAATACGCGACCTCAACTCTGCATCCGATGTTGGGAAGTCCTTAGTCGGTACCCACCGACAAGAACCCCTGATCCTGAACATGACGTCAGAGCGAGAAGATCCCGGAAGGGACCCATTCGCAAAATCGCCATTATTAAGATCAGGGA